ATTTCCGACCAGGAACAGCAACAGCGATTCCAACAACGTCGCCATTTCCTATCACCGATCCTGAACCTAATTTCTTCAAATCAGGATCACGAGTCTCTAAGTCAATCGCAATCTCGTCGTAAGATCTAAGATCTGGAAACTCTTCCGGCTCTACCCATTCGGTTTGTGCAACAAAAAGAGGAACTTTCATTTATAATCTCTAGCTATAATCATATCGATGTAATGTTTTGCTTTTTCTAAATCTTTCTTTTTACCTTTTCTAGAGTGTCTCAAAAGATATTTTATTACATTACCTGTTGGAAAATCTAATTTATTTTTTATAATAAATTCTGCAGGTTCTATCACATAATCTTTATAGTGATCCCCACCTTTGTCTTTTAACACTGCTTCAAAAAACAATGGGTTCGTCATAAATTATATCCGTACCTTTCTATTTTAGCTCTCATTAAGTAAAGATTTTTTCTTGCACGAGTAACACCTACATACCATACTCTATGTTCCTCATCTCTCTTATTTACACTATTCTCCACAGATTGTCTAATCTTCCTAGCGTTATCTAAAATCAAAACTACATTATCAGACTCACCCCCTTTTGCTGCGTGTATGGTGGATAGTCTTACCCTTGCATCTTCAAATAATTTTTCTTTATTTGATAGCATTAAACGTATATAATCTTTTTGATTTTTTGGTGCGAAAGTAAAGGATTCAAACCAGGTTAATTTTTTATCCATCTTGTCTGTGTATTCTTGTATGTCCTTCATTTCATTTTCCGTAATACTCTCTCCCTTTGTCCATCTAGTGTAGTTTACAATTGCTTTGTAAAGTTTTACTGTGTAACTCTTTCCCTTTTTAGTTTCATAATAAACTCCACGTTCCTCTAATTGTTTCATGATATCTTTTAATTTAGATGCAGTTCTTGATAATATTAACCAATTACCTTTTGTTGTATCAACTTGATTAATATCAGATATGGTTGTTACATTACCCTCTTCATCTTTTGGACTATACCTTTTACCTACTCTAAGTCCTTGTATTCTATTAATTATTGTTTTTGATGTTTGTTGAACTTGTGATGGTATTCTGTGTGACTGTGTTAAAAATATTTCTCTACCAGATTCGTTAATAAATCTATTTACATCAGCTCCTGCCCACTGAAATATAGCTTGATCATCATCGCCTGCTAAATAAACGTCTTGAGATTTTTCTACTAAGACATCATACATTTTCCATTGTAAAGGTGATAGGTCTTGTGCTTCATCTATAAACACGACTTCAAACTCAGGACAAACATTTTTTTCTATGAACATAGAAATTATGTCGTTAAAATCTATTAAATTATTTTTAACTTTATATTCTTTTAAATTTAAAGCTATGTGAGATAGTAGCTCCCACTTAACATCTTCGTTAATATATTCACTTGTGTACCACTCAGATCTTACAGATATATCTTTGTTTCTAGCTTTGTTAATAATTTGAAAGTATAAATTATCACACGTAAGATAGTGACTTTCTTGATCATTATACTTATCTTGAAAGTTGACTCTTATGTTTAACATTTTACCTAAGTCCTCGTAATGGTGAGGTTGCATAATATTTTCCTCTCTGAGTCCAAGTGAATGAAAAGCAAGTGAGTGTAAAGTTTGAAAATATTGTAAATCTTTTTTTGGTTTGTTCATTCTTTCTTTTGCCTCGTTAGCAGCTTTTCTTGTAAAAGCAAAATAACCAATCTTGTCTAGCGGTGTATCTATGTCTATGTAGTGTTTAACTATTTCTAAAAGTTTTGTGGTTTTTCCTGTCCCAGGTGGTCCATAGACTTTTGTTATCATAATATATCTTCTCTATCTTTCATAGAAATTACTTCGTCTTGATACTCCTCCTTTTTAAAATAAGATTTTAATATTTTAACACAAGTAACATCTGGATTAGATTTTTTATCACCAGATTTTTTTGGATATCTTTTTCTACAAACAAAATCTTCGTCTTGTATTTTGTACAATGTTTTCATCAATACACCTGTTCTGTCCTCTTTCATCTTCCATTCTTTATTTTTTAAAAAATTAAAAAATTTACTCCACACAAAATAAACATATTCATCATCCATTAATGTAGCTCCATTTTTAAATGATGTATGACTGTTAGCTAACACTTGAAACACATATTCATTTAAATACTCATGAAGTTTTTCTTCCTGACTAGTTCCCTCTGCTGGTTTAATTAAATCTACTCTACTAAATAATGCTGTTTGTATTTCAAAAAATTCTGAATTTTTTATTGTTGGTGGAACTATGTGTGCTTGCTCCATAAGCACACCCTTTAATTCTCTTTGATCTCTAAGTTTGTTCACGTGGTTTACATGAATTTGAACTGTTTCACCTCCAGGTTTTTCTACCGTAAAATAGTATTCTGGGTTTGGTTTGTAATCTATCTGTGCGAGATTACTTAACATAGGCCAACTTTTCTTTTTATCTGATGCAATACCAAATTTTCTTTTAATACAAACAGATTTCATACAATAATTTACTATTGGATCTTCAGAGCAAGTATGACCTTTAGTATCTTTTTTCCACTGTTTAATTTTTAATTTTACTTTTTCATCATTCCAATTTGATGAATATAAAAAATAGTTTCTAGCAGCTTCTAAAACTTTCTCATCCCAATTATCAGGATATTTTTTTTTCGCAAAAACCATATAATTATATAAAAAACGATCTCTACCATCAGTTAATTTATTTTTAGTTAATGCTTGCAAACAAGGCGGACCATCTATAAACTCTTCTGCCCCACCTGTTAGTTCATCTCTAACCAGCGAGTTTGCAAATTCTTCTAGCTCACTTGCTGTTTTTATGTTTGCATCTACAACTTGTAAAAATTGTTCTAAAGTAAACTCTGTTCCATCATGTGGATTAACTGCTACTCTTTCTTTTTTGTTATAATATGGAAGATTTATAAAATTACCATTAATAGGTGTGCCATTTTCTGTTTTTCCTAATTCTGTTTGTTTTGGAAATATTTCTGTATTAGATTCTAGTTCTAAGACAAACAAAAGTTTATCCAAAAAATTTCTTATGGCCGTAGCTTTTGTCTTTTCTTTTAAAAATATGTAAAGGTGTAACCCACCACTTTTTGATTTTACTGGTATAACTGGTAATTTTTTATCGACAATAGTTTTTAAATATTTTCTTAAATCAAAATTTTTATAATCTGGATCAATATCTATTGCACCAAATTTTGCCATACCTTCATCATCACAAGGTTGCACACCAATAGATTTTTTGCCTTTTAAATGTTGAATATAATCAATGTTAGTAATGGGCTTTCCAGCCCAAGCATGTTTAACTCTAAACTTTCCTGTTGTGGTGTCTTTATAGCCGTTAGAAACATCAGCGTGGCCATAGTCTCTTTTTAATCCATTAAATATCTCTATAAATTTCTGTTCCATGCGATTTGAAAATGGGCAGTTTTAGCTGCCCATTTTTGTTTAAACTAAATAGGTGAATTAGTTTTATTAGAGTTATCGCCATGCTTAACTTGAATGTCTCCTTTTGAAACACTGTCAGAAAAAGCTTTAGCTTGTTGATACATAGAGGCATCTGTCACCTGTTCAACTTTACTAACTTCCCAACCAAACCATGTACCTTTATCATTAGATTGTTGCACGGTTTTTAAATTATAAATGTGGCTAAAAGATGCTGGAGTAAATAATCCATTCTTACCTTTTAGTTTTATACTCTGCATCATGCTGTTCCATTTTCTACTAATTTTTAATTGAGTAGATTTCATTGCAATTAATGCAGTTGACGGAGTTTCCCCCATGGTTATCACAAAGTGACTAGCTGTCTTTTCAATATAATTACCGTTTTGTAATCTATCTTTGTAGTCAGCTCCCCTTGTTGTTTGTGATAAAATATCACTAGTTGATGGATGAATTTGAATGGGAGCTCCTGGGCCATCGCCTCTGTCCTTCCATTCAATGTATTCCAATCTGTAATGACATGGAATAACATTTAATCCTTTTTCTCCATTAAACAACTCAGAAGTCACAGAGTTGTAAATCATGCCAGGTTCTGCACCTTCAACATATTTACCATCTCTTTTATTAACCTCTGGAGATAGTTGTCCTAGTATCTTTAGAAAAGGTAACGCTAAATCTTCTTGAGTTAGATTACCGATTCCTTTATTTGCATCAGCTTCAAAAACATTTGTTGCTAATGCATTTTCTTTTTTCGTTGTTACTTGTGCTTTGCTCATCGTTCTTATTTCCTTGTTATTTTGGTTCTGTTTCCTTGGAACACGTTAAATAGTTCAGAGGGCATATCTAGTCCATTTTCGATACGCTCTCTGACTAAAGCTTTAAGTGTCATAGATTCAACCTTTAATTTTTGGACAGGTTGATATCCCTGACTCTGTGCAAGGTTAGCATAATTTGCTGCCTTGTTATCTTCGTTACGACCAAAGGAAACAGTTACCTCATTTTTAATAAGGTCACCTAGGTCGTTATCTCGAAGCCATTTAAATGCTTCTTCTTTCCTTGCGGTAGGGATAGAAGCACCGTAGACGGGTTTTACTTCAACAGCGGATCCGTCTGCTAATTTCATTGTTCTCACATTCATCTCTTGCATCATAGTTGGTATAACTTCACCTCCAACCATTTCTATTTTCTTTTTAAGTTCTTTAATGTGAGCCTCTGTATCTGCGAGTTCATC